AGTTGATAAAAAAACTGGCGAAAAAGAGATTTTGCCTCTTGACAAATATCAAAAGGTTTGGTAATATATAAAGTAATGTGAGTGATTCGGAGAAAGGTTAAAGATGTGATTTACGAAACACTAGAAGAAGCGGTTCTGGCCGCCAAAGAAATGTGTGGAGCGTTGGAGACAATCGTGAAGATTACCGCCTGTAAGGGTGGATATGAACTGTTTGGAACTGGCGACTTTGTAATGGAAGTAACGGAGTAAAAATGAAAAAGACTTTGATGACATTGGCACTAATAGGTGCATCTGGTTCTGCGGCTGCAGAAACAGTACAAGATTTCAATAAGACAGTTATTAATCGTGTTCCCTATACTGTAGAGGTTTGTACAAACCAAACTATGAGTGGAGATAAAACTGGCGATACATTGAAAGGTGCAATCATTGGAGGCATTATCGGTAACAATGTTGGTGATGTTAAGAATGGTGGTGCATTAGGAGCTGTACTTGGTGGTATGATTGGACATAATAATTCAAATGCTACTGGTGGTACACAAAGGGTTTGTCAATTGCAAACTCGTTATAATGAGGAATCTGTAACTGTGTATTCTCATAGTGTAGTAACTTTCTACCATGAGGGTAAACAATATAAACTTAGATTTCAGAAATGAAACAGTTGAGCGAATCTGTCCGTAGCTCAGCTGGATTAGAGCAACGGCCTTCTAAGCCGTGGGTCGCAGGTTCGAGTCCTGCCGGACAGGCCAACTATTGAGGAAATAATGTACTATAAAAATAACTTTAAAAGGAACAAGAAGAAACAGGAAAAACCGTTAGGCGGTATGACAGTCACAGTTCGTGGTGATGATGTCAATGGCGCTCTAAGAGTACTCAAAAAGAAACTTATCAAAGAAGGTGTGTTTCAAGAATTGAGAGAACGTGCATACTATGAAAGTAGAGGTACGAAAAGACGAAAGGCAAAGGCGGCTGCAACTAGACGTTACAAACGTAAGATGCAAAAGCGTATGGAAGAATTAGGTTATTAATGAGGTGATATAATGGCACGGCGTGCTAAAGTGGAGACTGACTCAACAATCCCCAAGACACGAAAAAGACGTAAACCAATGACGGCAGAACAGAAGGCTGCCGCCGCAGAACGTCTTGCAGTTGCACGAGAGAAACGTGCCAAAGCAAACCCACCAAAATATACAAATATCCATCCAACTGTGGTTGCATTACCAGATGATAATCCTCTGTCAATGAAGAGTGTACAGGGATGGATTAAGACACAGAAAGAACTCTTGTCCATTGCAAAGAGTGATATTAGACGTAAAGTAAAAGGCGCTGAGGCTCGTGTCGCCTCCCATGAAGGTTACATTCGTAATCTTCAAAGGTATCTAAGAGATGGTGACTATTGCGATGATTTCTATGGTGAACATCAACAAAGTAAAGTTAAATGGAGAGTTGTCACTATGGCATATCATCCAGACGGTACACCAAAAAGAACTGTCGGACACTGGTATCCAGACATTGGATGCGAATGGACAAGGGAAATGGAAAATGAATGATAACGATAATAGTGATGGAAAGATTATTCAGTTTCCTACAAAAATGAAAAAACCTACTGATGTTAAAATTAGTAGTAAAGCAATGAAGTTGCATACTGACTTGAAATTTGCAGAACATCTTACTGAAGGTTTGGTGGTAAATATGATTGCAAATATGCAAGAGAATGGACTAGACACAGAAAACCCAGAATTTATCAAAGACATAGGTTTTATGATTGAGGTTGTAAAGGGAACGATTTATAGAGACATGGGTGTTAAACATCCTATGCAAGAGCTTGTTGACATTTTCGTTCTTTCAGACTATGATGAGACTCAAGGTGTATACACTGAGTTTGATATGGATCTTATGAAAGATGTCATTGATGAAGTTAAAGGAGATGAAAAAGATTAGTTATGATATTAATTGATATGAACCAAGTATGCATCAGCAATCTAATGATGCAGATAGGTTCTAAAAGACAAAATGATGTAGATGAAAATTTGGTTCGCCATATGGTTCTGAATTCTGTTAGAATGTATCGTTCTAGATTCAGTGAAGAGTTTGGTGAACTTGTTCTATGTTATGATAGCAAAAAGTATTGGAGAAGAGATTACTTTCCTAATTACAAATCTAATCGAAAGAAGGATAGAGAAGCCTCTGGACTAGATTGGAATCTAATCTTTGAAACACTAAATAATATTCGTGATGAGATTAAAGAACACTTTCCTTACAAGGTTCTTGAAGTCGAAGGTGCAGAAGCAGATGATTGTATCGCCACTATAGTTGATTATGTTTCTAAAACACCTACTGCATATGAGAAGGTTCTTATCCTATCTGGTGACAAAGATTTTATTCAGTTGCAAAAACACAACTTTGTAAAGCAATTTTCACCTGTATTGAAGAAATTTGTGAACGGCCAAGACCCCCACCTATATATTAGAGAACATATATTGAAGGGAGATAGAAGTGATGGTATTCCAAACTTCCTATCTGCTGACGATACATTTGTAAACGAGTTGCGACAGAAACCACTGGCCAAGAAGAAAATCTCTACATGGGTTGAACTTGAACCAGAGGATTACTGTACAGAAGAAATGATGAGGAACTATCAACGCAACAAAACATTAATTGATTTGGAATGTATTCCTGTCGTTTTGAAAGAACAGATATTGATAGACTATCTGAAACCACCTGTAGGTGACAGATCAAAACTACTAAATTATTTCATATCAAAAAGATTGAAGAATCTTATGAACGATATTGGAGACTTTTAATATGAGTAGAACATATACACCTCTACTTTCTGAGGTACTAAAGAAAGTGCATAACGCAAAGACAAAAGATAAGAAGATTGCAATCCTAAAGGAGAATGATTCAGACGCTCTAAGGATGGTACTTAAATCTTCTTTTGACCCTAATATTGAGTGGGTAATGCCAGAAGGTGAAGTTCCTTATAAAAAGAACGAAGCCGAAGAAGGTACAGAACATACCATTCTAAGAAGAGAAGCAAAAAAACTGTACAGATTTGTTAAAGGGGGTGACGATACACTACCACAGTTTAAAAAAGAAAATCTCTTTATCCAACTTTTGGAGGGGTTACATTTTACCGAGGCTCAGTTGGTAATTGATGCCAAGGATAAAAAACTGCATCAGGTATACAAGGGATTGTCTGCCGTTGTAGTCAAAGAAGCATTTGGTTGGAATGACCAATATATCAAGGAAACCTAATATGAAAGAAAACTATCAAAATTGTTTGGAGATTATTCTCCATCACGAAGGCGGTTATGTAAATCATCCAAAAGACCCTGGCGGCGAAACTAACCTTGGTGTCACTAAGAGGGTTTATGAAGAATGGGGTGGAACAAAAGACATGAAGGATTTGGAAGTGTCTGATGTTGCTCCAATCTATGAAAAAAACTATTGGGGGCGTATGAAATGTGACGATATCCCATCTGGGCTTGACCTCTGCGTATTCGATTTCGGAGTAAACGCTGGTACAGGACGCAGTGCAAAATATCTTCAGCGTATGATAGGCACTGTTGCAGATGGTGGCATCGGCCCCAATACACTAAGGACACTTGGTGAGTACATTGATGAACATGGTCTTGAAACAACTATCAAGAACTTTCAAGAGGCCCGTCAGGCATATTATGAAAAACTGAAAACATTTGAAACATTTGGTAGAGGGTGGACTCGTAGAGTAAATGAAACTACACAATCTGCTCTAAAAATGTGTTGACAAAACGGCTAGTTTTTAGTATTATATAACAGTTGGGGGAAGGTGAACTCCTCTCTCTCTCAAACTCTCTCACACCCCCAACACAGAAATCCCCTGAGAAATCAGGGGATTTTTTTTCAATAAAGCTATTGACAAATGTGGTTTGTTTTGATAGCATATAAGAGTAATAAGAGAGGTGATTCGCATGAATTATATTGAAGTCAAAGGTGGGAACAAGTTTCAGAAACACGTTGCTGAAGTCGTTGTTACACAGATGATTAAGGCTCTTATGCCTAAAATGAAAACCCTAGAAATTGAAGTACAGATTAAGAAACTGACAGGCGATGCTGTTGGTTGGTGTATGATGGAAGATACTAATCGTGAGTTTACGATTGAGGTTCACAATAAATTGACACTGAAAGAACTTGTGACTACTATCTGTCACGAAATGGTTCATGTAAAACAATATGCAAGGAAAGAGACTTGTGGTTATGGTGAGAAGTGGAAGGGTAAAAAGATTAACCCTAAGACTGCCTACTATGATTTGCCTTGGGAGAAAGAGGCATACAAAATGCAAGACAAACTTGCTCAACTAGTATGGGATGCAGATGTACTCTAAAGAAATAAGAAACAGAATTATACTGTCAGTTGCGGCTTATGCCTATGAGTTCAAGGGTGATAGTATTATGTCAGACCATGAGTTTGATGAATTGAGTTTGAAGATAAATCCAAAAGAAGAAACTGGAAATGCTTTGATGGATAAGTTTTTCAAAAATCATTTTGAACCACACACAGGAATGTGGATTAGGGCTCATCCAGAGATTAACAAGTTGGATTATTTGTACAAGACATATTACAAAAAGTCTTGACAACTAGCGAATCATTTGATACTATAGCTATGTAAGATTGAGAAAGAGAGGAAAATATGGGAAAAGTTAAAAGTTACATGATGGACATTGAAGAGGATGTCTATGCAATCGAAGGTTTGGAAGAGAAGATTTCCGAATCAGAAGATATCTCTGAGGTTAAGGCTTTCGTAGTCGAGACACTTGGATTGAAAACTTCATTCGATATTGGTATTGCCGAAGATGCAGTTACAAGTCTTTGGAATGAAAATTGGTCATATTACATATAGAGAGGAAATATTATGATTAGTAATGAAATACAAAAAATCCTAATGGGTATGTCAGTGAGTGAGTTGACAGAACTACAACAGTTTGCTTCAGAACTTAAAGTGATGAAGAATAAAAGTGGTTTGTCAGTTGGACAAAGAGTTTATGTTGTTCAGAAAACAAAAAAGACTCCAGGCACTATCAGAAAAATCAACAAGACAAGAGCGATTGTTGATATGGTGACTAACCCTATCAGTGGTGCTACGTCTGGTTATAATGTTCCCTTTTCAATGTTGGAGGCAGTGTAATGATGCCGAATAATGAAAATCAGCCCGTTGCAGTTATTCATACTGCGTTTGAAGATTCACCACGCACAGTTGCTCTGGTGCATACCAAAGAAGGTATGACAACTACTGAGAAACTTGAGTATGCGTATCGGTGGACACAGAACATCATGGATAGTTGGTCATTAAAGATGCCACAAGATGGTAACGATGACGTAACTGTTATGGGTGAACTACCTGTTGTTGACGGTGAGACTTACGGTTTACGTTCTACTTCTATGGGTGATCAGATGTTACTTGGAACTACCAAGTACAAGGTGGCCATGTGTGGTTTTGAAGAAATTTAGTCCATTTTTGATTATATTTGCACTATCTGGTTGTGTATCTACGCCCGAGTTGGTTATTGAACTTTACCAGAAGTGTAAATATAG